AGGAGCCGCGTCGAACCGTTCCTTGAAGGCCAGTTGCAGGTCGTGGGAATCGTACTTCGCGTTGAGGGCACCTTGCTGGGTGCCGCCCGTGGCGAGGTAGTTCTTGAGGCCAGCCTTGGTCTGCTCCTCAAGGTCGATCTTTGCGGCCTCCTTGGCTGCGTGTTCGTCAGCAGCCTTGAGGTACTGCATCGCGCTCCACTGGTCACTCAGCACCGTGGGCTTGCGCACCACCGGCATGGGGTTACCCGTCAACCGTGTGTTCTCAGCGTTGATGGCGTCGTGTGCAGCCCGCACCTCGTTGGCGGACATCTTGCCCAGCCGGGCCGATGCGCTCACCTTAAAGATTTGGTCTGCGTACAGTTCACCCGCGTCACTCGCCTGCTGGAGGCGGGAGGCACGGATGTACTTGGTCATGACGGCTTGGTCTTCGGGCTTGAGGTCGCCCAAGATGCCGTCCTTCTCCAGTCGGTTGATGACGTGGAAGTTACCCTCAGCCGCCTGCGCTTGCACGAAGGTCTTGAGGGTAGCGCGCTGGCTCTCTGGGTCTTCCCCGGGCTTGAGCACAAGGGCTTGGTACAGACGGCCCACGCGCTCCTCTACTTCTTCCGGCAGCACCGTACCCTCGTCGGCAGCGCCTGCCAACTGCACGCTCACGGCGGCAGCAGACATAGCGGTGTACCGGGCCTTGACGGCTTCCTCCTGCTGGTACTTGTAGTTCTCCCGTGCGTGGCGCTTCATCAGGCCCGGGGCTTCCTTCATGATCTGCATACCCATCATCACGTCGGTCGTGAGGTCGCCCGTCTTGCGGTCGTTCACGGCCTTGTTCAGGTAGGCGGGAATCTGGTCAGGGCTAACCTTGCGGAGTTCCTGCATGTCCAGCTCTTGCTGGTTGCCCCAGTCAGCCACCTTGGCGGCAACCGTGTAGGCGCGTGCGCCATCGGCTGCGCCCGAGGGGCCGAAGATGCGGGTAAACCACGGCTGTTCGTTCACGATGTCCGTGAGCGCTTCACCGCTGGCAGCTTGCTGCATACCCCGCAGGAACTGCTCCTGTTTGATCTCGTTCAGCTTCTCCCCGAATGCCTTGTCGGCAAACCCGATCACGGCCTCGAAGGTCTTGTCAGGTGGCGGGGACTGGTAGGTCAAGGCTTGCTGTGAAGCCTGTGGGTTTACGTTCCCAGCGCGGGTGCCCACTGCCTGCTCGTTGGCGCTGGCCTGCGGGGTGCCCGGAGGGGCGAACGAGAACGTGCCGGGGCCGCGTTCCTGTCCACCCGTGCCACGTTCACTGTATCCTTCAAATGCCATGATGGCTCCTTATAAGAACCCGATGCTCGTACCTTGGACGTTGCCTTGGTACACGGGGGATGATGTTGCCCCCGTGGTGTAACCCGAGGAGGACGACTGACTGTACTTCGCGTACAGGTCAGGGATGGCCTTTGCCAAGTTGCTGTTGAGCAGGCTACCCGCGAGGCCCGCGTAGTCCGTGCCCCCCCGCACCTCGGGCATCACGACGGTGTTGTCCACACTGCCGGAGTACACGGTCTGGTCGAGGGAGTTCAGGGCTGACGGCATGATGCCCGCCTGCTGCTTGGCACTGTCGTAGTCAAGGTACTCCTTGGTCTGCTTGGTGGCCTGTCGTTGGCGGGATTGCTGGAGGGCGAGGGTCATCGAGATAGCGTCCGCGCTGGCTCCACCGACCCCCTTGCTGGCGAGGTTGGCGGCGTAAGCTCCAGCGGCCTCGGACTGTTGAATCTGCTGCTCGATAGAGCCACGGACGTGGGCATCCTTGTTGCGGACTATGTTCTGGCTAGCCGCGTCGAACTGCTTACCGGCCACCCGCAGGATGCGGTTGTTGTTGATGGTCTGGATGGCCCTCTGGGTGTTGCTGTTAGCGTTGCTGGTTTCGGTGTTGAGCTTGTTAAGTTCCTTCTGGGACTCAGCAGCCTTCATTGAAGCAGCCGCCTGCGTACTGGCTGTCTTGGATGCGCCCACGGCGCTGGTTGCCGACAACGCCAGCCCGCCCACGGCGAGGGCGGTGCCGATAGTGAAAGTCATGGTTGGGTTCCTTGTAGTAGAAGGTACTCCTCGTTCGTGTTAACGGTCACAGCGGCCCGCACGGCGGCGGGGTCTGTGAGTTCTGTCTCCACGTAGCTGATGAGTACACAATCCGTGATAGCGTACACGGCGCGCTTGGTGCCCGGCCCGTTAATCGAGGCGAACGGGGCTACGGCGTGAACCGGCTCCCCGTCCCCGATAAACAGGCACTCCCCCTTCACCAACGTGATAAGGTTCTTGTGAAGGTGGATAGCCCCGGTGGCGACCACACCAGCCGGGAGCAGAAGCCCCCGCTGGTACACCCCGCCGTCGAAGTGATGGAACTGTTCAAGCTCCACCTGCGGCTGGGCCAGCACAGCGGCTTCGAGGGCCGCGAGCTTGCTTGGGCTTACGCCCGCTGTGCGTTGTAGAACCATTGTCCTGTCCATCCAATCGAGGTTAAGGTGAAGGGTTGCCAATCGTTGGCCCCAAGGTAGATCGTGTACTGGCGGGAGTCCCGGCCAATGAAGCAAGGGGTTGCCCCCGTACTCACCGGCTGCACGCCCACCAAGTTGGTGGGTGACCCCATCTGCCGCCCGTTGAAGGACAGCACCCGCTGAGTACCCATAGTGGTAACCACGTCAGCGTAGAAGCCGCCTGTGTCCCGGTACGTGATGTCCAGCTTGCTTACGGTCAGGCGTCCCACCGTCAAGGCAATGTCCTTGCTGTCTCGGCGGAATGGGCTGGTCAGGGCCACGAACGACGGGAACTGGAGGCCCACAACCAAGTCCTCGGCTTTGATAGTTGGGAAGTCCTTGACGAGGGCCTCTACTGCACCCGCAGCGGGTGTCTGCCCGTAGAGCCAGAATGGGCTGGCCTTAATCCCGGCGACTGATAGGAAGGGTTGGTTGTGCCACTGCCGCTGTGGGTTGGCCCCAGTTCCGATGAAGGCGTCCCAGCCGCGCCAGCTATCGAGGTACGGGTACTCGCTGATCGAAGACACAAGGGACTGCGTATCGACCGCAAGCCAGCTATGCCATCCCTCGAAGCCCGGGTGGTACACACCGTTGACGGTTGCCTCTCGGTGGGTGAACAGGACAAGGCGGTCGTCGTAGGTACTCATGCCCATAATCTCCCCGAACTCCGGGCCGTAGTCGAAGCGGCTCCAGCTATCCAGCAGTCGCTCCCGCTGCCGGTCAATGTACCGGAACACGAAGATGGAGCGCGGGGCACCCGAGCAGCGCATCAGCACAAGGTTGGGGGCAGACGTAGCCACCACTTCCACCGGCTTACCGGGCAGGTAGTCCGACAGTTGCAGGCCCACGTCCCCAGCGTTGGATGTGTCTTGGACGTCCCCAATCTCCACTTGGTAAAGCTGGCTGGTGTTCTCGCGGCGCTTACCGTAGAACACAAGGTCGCCAATGGACACGGGCTTGGCGTCGCTGGCCCCTTCCACGGCAGACGATTGGATAACCGTCGTGGTGGCGGGAGTCACCGGGATACGCCCGTCGATGCTGTACTGCTGCTTGTCCCCGAACAGGAGCAGGCTCTTGTCGAAGATCACACTATGTCGGATGGTATCATCCTCGGCCCCGAGGGCGAACACCTCAACTGGGTCGCTGTCCTTGACCGTGAGGGTCGAGGAGCGGAAGAAGTTGAGGTAGTTGCTTGTCTCGGACATGGACACCACGGCCCCTGCCGCAACCACCAGCCGGTCTTGGAACGTGCCCAAGTAGGTGATGGCCTTGCCCCAGAAGTGCGGCGTCGGGGAGGACTCGTCATCACCCACCGCCCGTGTACCAATGTCTGGCAGAGTAGCGTCACCCCCAGTGAGGGCGCGCAAGGCGGCTGGGCTTTCCGCAATTTGTAGCGGGTAGCCCGGTTGCTGGATAGTGCCGAACAGGAACGGTGAGTTCGCGGGCGGCATCGTGATGCGTGGCGCTTCCTCCCACCGCACCTGCCCTGCGCCGCTAACCCCGTCGATAGCCACAGCCTTGAGGTAGTACGCGGGTTCGCCTTCGCTGGCCTGCACTTGCACGGTCTTGCCGTTGTAGTGCGCGTCGGTCACAAGCTCGGCGGACTTCACCGTCATGTGACACACTCGCAGGAGCGTACCGTCGCCACCGTCATCCCCAGTCACTGCGCTCAGGCCCGCCCAGTTCACGTAGATGTGGGCACCGTCAGCATAGAAGATGCCGCCGTTGCCGGTAGCCCCGTTGAGGCTGGCAGCAAGCTGGGCTGCAATGTACGGGGGCTGGGTCTGCGCACCGGCTGTGCCAATCCATGCCGTCACGGCGGAGTTGTAGGCGTTCACCCGGTCGTTCACCTTCTTGGTGTACTCAGCGTCCCCGTAGGGAATGTCGGACGTGTCGAGGACACCCGGGTAGCTGGCCGATGGGGTTGTAAACTCTCCTGTGAACACGCTGCCGTCAAGGGTCGTGGTTACCTTGAACTTCCGGGAGTACGCGCCACCCCGCACCCAGATCACCGCCTTGCGCCGGTTGTCCACGGACTGCCAGCTATCGACGGCTGGCTGCTGGGCCACCGCGAAGGTGGGCGCCAGCAGGATGTATCGTCCGATCTGGGTGGCCGCAGAGATACCTTGGGACATAGCGTACCGTGCGGAGGTGGTCATCTGGACTTCAGTGAATCCACCCAAGTTTTTCGGGTCTGTCCGGGGCGTCTTCTCAACGCACGACACGGTGCTGTTGATGAAGTCCGTAATCCCCGGGTACGCGGGGTCTGCCTCCACCTTCTTGGAGTTGTACAGCAGCGTGTACTCATTCCCGTCGATGGTGAAGTCGAACGTCTTGAACGCCCGCAGGCAGTCCCGGGTGGGGCCGCTAGTAGGAATCGGGGTGAGGTTGGGCAGGCGGCGCTCATGCGCGAACTTAGTACCGTGGCGGCGGGCCAGACCAGATACGGGGTCAGAAATCATGTTGACCTGCTCCGAGTGCTGGCCGTCGAGGCGAGCCTCGGGAACCTGCTGGCTTACCCCGCGTGAAAGGCTCTGATACGAGCCACTGATCTTAGCCATGCGGCCTCCTTAGTAAACGTAGGGGCGTGACCCCGTGATGCGGTTGAGTGTGTGCTGCACCGAGGGACGCATCAGCATGTTCGCCTTGGCGTTACGGATGTGCTCGGAGTGCAGACGGATGTATGTTTCCTTGATCTCCTGTTGGAGGAACTGCGCCTTGGTGCCGTCACCGTCATACGCCATCTGGAACTCCAGCTTGGCCTTGGCCCCGATGTGGGCGCGGGCGATGGCAGGGGCGTCCTCGAAGGACAGCACACGGTGCAGGCGTACCCGCAGGGGTTGTGTGAACACGTCCGTGATGTCGTCGAGGTTGTACAGGCGGTTGCCTCGAACGGCGAGGCGTGGGTACTGGGTGAGGCTGTCCACGCTAGCGGCGTCTTCTGGCAGCAGGATTAGGCCCGAGCCTTGCTGCGGGATTAGCGTGGGGTACTCCACGTTGAACCACCAGAAGTCCACTTGGACGAGGGAGTTCTGGTTGTTGATGGCCGCGAGCGCAGCCGGAATGAGGGTGTGCGGGTCGTTGATGGAGTTGACGGGAAGCTCACCGAGGAGGCCCATCATACTGTTCACAACTTCGAGGGTTGAGTAGGCCATGCCTCTCCTTCAAATTTTGGACGCAAAAAAGCCCGCCCAAGCCGGTTAGGGCAAGGGCGGGCGGTTATGGCTTAGGCCAGCAGTTCAATCGTACCAGCGTACTCGGCGCGGTTAGGGCCGACACCGAAGGCGAGGTGGGAGTCAACCACCCACGACTTGAACATCTTGTCGTAGAACACGTCGCTGGTCACGGGGATGGTTTCACCCGACATGATAGCGCGAGGGCTGAACACTGCGGCCACGACCTTGGAGAAGTCGCCATCGTAGGCGTTGCTGTTGAAGGCATTGCTGTACTGGTGGCCGGTGATGACCGTGGAGGGCAGGTTGTTCGATGCGAACACGGGGACGCCGTAGGTCTTGAGCACCCAGCCGTCGTTCACCTTGTTGCCGGTCGAGGTCACGTACTGGGTGTTAATCAGTTGCTCGGCCTGAATCAGGGTGTTGTAGTGCTCAGGCTTGACCACGATGATGACATCATCGTTGCGGGGGTCAACGTCCTTCTGCTCGAACTTGACCAGCAGCTTGCCCAGCGCAGCGTACAGCAGTGCGGGGTCGAGGGCAGCGGCAGCGTTATCGAGGGTTTCCAGCGAACCACCGAAGTGACCCGAGGGCTTGCCCGCAGCGCCTTGGCTGAACGAGGACTGGGTGAGGCGGGCGGCCTTGATTGCCATGATGAGGTGAGTCTGGTCACGGAACTTGGCAATTTCCTTGCCTTGCTCGGTAGCCACTTCACGACGCACATCGTACTGGGTCTGGAAGGTTTCCAGCAGGGAGAAGAACTCGCGGGCGGCCACGATGGTGTCCACCGTCACAGAGTTCTTGGCGAAGTCCGACTTCACACCGTCCAGCGCAACGCCGGGGACGACCTTCTGGAGGGTGGACTTACCGACTGCGTGGTTGGTGAAGGTGGCAGTGCCCTTCACAGAGCGGGATGGGATGTGGTTCTCAAGCACCGAACGGCGTTCGATGGTGCCTTCGACCATGCCAGTGAACTCCTCGATAACGAGGGCCAGCTTCTCGGCAGGCGTGGTGTCGCGGCTGTTGCTGCTGTTCGGGAAGGTGACATTAAGGTTGCCAGAAATAGCCATGATTGTTTCCTAGTTGGGTTAGATGACCACCACCGGGATGGTGGCTTCTATGTCATAATATGGACAGGGTAGGCCCTGCCCACGTTTTCAGTAACCGGCGCGGCGTGCGGCCAGTCGTTCTGCTTGGAGGCGAATGTAGTCCGGGTGGTCACTGATGTCGCGGCCTCGGGCATTGCGCTGAATCTCCAGCACGGCCTCGGAGTATTCCTTGGCAGTCAGGGGGCCTTTGCTTGCCCCCGTGGTGGTAGCGGCACCGGGCTTGGCGACCGCAGCAGGCTCCTTGGGCAGAGTATGCTGGGCGCGGTAGCCGTCCACGATGTACTTGATTGCGCGCTTGGCGGCAACCCCACCCTTGGCGAGGGCTTCGTTCAGGTCAGCCTTCTCCTCGGGGTCTGCGTTGGCACTGGCCCACGCATTGATCGCGGCCCAGTTGTCAGCACCACCCGCAGCCGTATGGGCGAAGGTGTTGAGTTCCTGCGCGGCGGCTTGCGCCTTGGCTGCGGTCTTGTTGAACGCGGCCTCGGCCAAGGCCACTACAGCCTCGGCACCCTGCACGCCCTTGGTGGCAAGCTCCACCTTGATGAGGGCGAAGTCACCCTGCTGGGCGGCGAGGATTGCGGGGTGGCTGTCGCCGTAGCCCAGATTGCCCACGAAGGCCAAGGCGTAGTCCAGCCCTGCGTCACCCGTAGGCTCGTAGGTGTAGGCGTCATCCGTCGATGGGTTCGGGGTTACTGCCGGGGCAGCGGGCTTCTCGCCCACCACGATGGGAGCAACCGGCTCGGCAGCGGGAGTTACCGGGACGCCCTTGCGTTCTTCAAAGGTGCCAGCGGGGACACCTGCCTGTGCCGGGTTGCCTGCGTCGAGTTCTTCATCCATTGTCATTGTCCTTGGTTAACGCCTGCTTCCACACCTGCGGAAACGGCTTGTTCGTTCATGTTGGTTTGGGCTTGTGCGGCTTGGGCTGCTTGCGCTTCGGCTTGCATGGTCTGCTCGTCCTTGACGTACTTGGCAGCAGGGAGGCCGTGACCCACGAAGATGGTCGAGATAATCTCGCTCACCTTTAGGGAGGGCACAAGCTGCTGGAGGTTAGCCAGAAGGCCAACGTCTTGGAGGGCGGCTCGGAGGTTGTCCAAGTCGCCTGAGCGGGAGAGGGCGTCGAGGCCCGTCACGATGGACAGCTTGAGCTTGGTGTTCTTCAAGTCCATGCTGACAGCGCGGAGTAACCACCTTGCCATTGGCAACTGCATTTCGACAGCAAGACGGGAATACGTCCCGCCGAAGGAGGTTTCTAGCTCCGTGGCCTGCATCCGAATTTCCTCGGCTGTAACCCGCTCGGCATTACGGGTTACCGCACTGCCCATCAGGAAGCCCCGCCCGATACGCTGGATGTACTCCTGCCCTATGTTCTGCACCACCGCAAGGTCTTGACTCTTGCTGTTAGCGATAAGGGCTACGTCCTCGGGCATACCCGGGAGGGCAGCGCCGTTCTCGGAGTTCTCAAGGTCTTCCACCTTGGTCATGCCAGCGGGGTTCACCATCCAGCGGAACTCGCTGGAGAGGATGGCACCCTTGATCTGGGCTTCGCTCAGGGAGGACAGGCCGGAGAAGTCACCTGCGTAATCCTCAACGAGGCCGGTGCCGTAGTGGTTACCGTTCTTGAGGTTCCACGTCAGGACGCGGTACGGGCAGTCTTCTTCCTTCCACGCACCGTCGAACTTCTCGGGCAGCTTGGTGTCATCGACCCACTGGGTCATGTCGTAGCCGCCCTTGTCGTTCAGTACCAGCCAGCGGAAGTATTCCACCTTGGTGTCGTGACGATAGCGAGACTTGCTGGGGCCAGCGAGGACAGCGGCCTGTACGTCTTCTTCGAGTTCATCGAAGGCGAGGCATTCCCGAATGAGTAACACCTTGACCTTGCCGTTACCCGTGCGGCGCACAACGTACTGGCGAAGGTTGTAGATGCAGATGTCTTCCTTGTTGTCCTTGGGCAGGTACTTGACCACGTTCCCCAGCACCACCAGATTGGCGATAGCTTGGTACAACTGTGGGCGGGTAGTGCCCCGGGAGTCAAGCTCCTTGACGGCGGCGCGCTCGGCTCCTGCCAGTGCGTCGTCGATCAGGCCCTCGGTCACGCCCTGCTGGATAGCCTCTTGCTTCCACTTGGCGTCAGCCTCAAGCCGCATAAACGGGCGGGACGGGGCGAACAGGGAAAGCACCAGCTTATTGACAACGTGGTTAACTGCCTGTGCGCCTACGGCCTGCCAATCGTGGGAGAGTTCATCGCTGTTCTCGTCCCACTGTTCAGGGGTCAGCAGGCGGGGGAGGGTGAAGTTTGCGTAACGCTCACCACGACTCATCAGCCCCCGCCGCTTGTTCTCTAGTTTGCCCCATTCGGAGCGT